TTTAATTTTGTCGCCGTATCTTTTATTTCTTCTTCGGGGGGATCAAGGTCTAAGCGTAACTCAGGATTACCCAAAGCTTTATTCAAGGCACCCGCCGTCGAGGGACCGACCAGACCGTCCGTATAAAGCCGAGACTTCTTTTGAAATGCCTCTACGGCATCTTCCGTTAGGGAACCAAACTGTCCATCAAGAGGACCGGGATGATAACCCAACTCCGCTAAAACTTCTTGTAGTTTTTTAATTAAATCTCCGTTTTGTCCTTTTCGTAAAATCATTATTGCCTCCACCAAGTGCTTATTATAAGTAGTTCTTAAACCACTTCACAAGATCCGCCAGCACAAGCCAACTCTCCCTGAAGATTAGTATTGTCTCCTATTTCAATTATTTCTTTTACCTGAACTTTTTGCAGGCTTTGAACTAAAACTTCATATTTCTCTTTTGAACAATCTTCAAAGGGTGCTTGTTTATAGGTATGATCCGAATGTGGTAACACCGCTAATCCATTATATTTATTTCTATTCTCCCACATCCATTCGCCAACGTCTTGCCACTCAGCCTTTTTGATGCTGATAGTGGCTGAAACATTGTGTGTGTTCTGTCCCTTTCGGTGTCCCGGCTTGACCCACTCCGCTGCCACCTTCGACACCCTCTTCAACAACTGAAGGGCTGATTCGTGTCGTGTGGTTGATCCTTCGGGAGCCTTCTGGGGAATGCCAATGACCGCTGTGTCGTGAGGTCTAAAGTATTCATCCTCAAGTAACTCTGGGTGATTAACTGATAAGTAGGTATAAATTGCTTCGTTCTTTCCCACCCTAATCCTTCGCATATAATAATCATTATGCCAAGCGTGAATGCCAGAACTTGTGCCGAGGACAAGGCTTGTCGTGCCTGCTGGCTTTACCGTGGTGCAACGTGCTGCTGTTTTAATCCCGATAATCTTTGCGACTCTTTCATTTTCTGCCTTGACCACCTTTGCGGCGCTTTTCATATCCAAGTCAAGCACAGCGCCAGATGCAATGCCGGTCATCGACACGCCAATGAGTGCGTCCTTTTCGGTGTTCCTGCGCCACACATCACGCAAATAATGGAAATCTGAGTAACCGGCTTGGAGCGTGCCAATGAAGGCTGCAACCTTTACACGCGCTTCGTAATCCTCTTGTGACTTGACATCACTAACGTTTACCTCCGTCAAGTTACAAAATTGATAAGAGCGTAGGGCAATCTCACAACAAGGATTGGTTCCCCAATCTTTATCATTAGAAAAATAGAATCCCGGTTCACCTGTCCCAGAAGCTTTTACGCGCTCCCAGAGATTGTCAAAAAATTCTTTTGTAATTCTATGTCGTAATAATACGACTGAATTATTTGCCCGTCCCCTTTGCGGGTTCTTCTCCCACCACTTACCAGTTTTCGCTGCCAACATTTCATCATCGTCAGCAGAGAAGAGACTAATGAGAGCAGCGCGGCGAATGCCACCAGCAAGAACAGCATCGGCAATATGACAAACAATGTCATGTACCTCCACAGGTTGAAGCTTATCTCCGTCAGATTTTTCATGAAGTATTCCCCTCACCTTGACCAAACATTCACGAAGAGGTTGTGGTCCCGGTGCCTTTCCTCCTGATGTAATTAGTCTGGCACCCTTCGGACGGATGTCACTAAAGTCAAATCTTACCTTTGAACCACCATAAAAATAGTTTCGCATCAAGGCTTTGACCGCATCAGCCCAGCCCTCAATACTGTCTCCGATTAAGAAACGACGTGTTCGATTTGGATTAGGTTTGCGGATCTCTGGAAGCTTTTCTACATGGTGCTGTTGAACGCTATACCCCACTCCTGTACCGCCCAAGAGCAAAAACATAATCTCACTGAATACTCTCCAATCTTCGATCGGTGCGAAAGCACAGTTGTAGATCCGTGAAGGGTTGATTTCAATGGGCTTACCGCCGAACTGCATAGAACGCATCGAGGGTAATACTTTTTTAGCGGTCACCATTTTATACGCAGCGTTGATCTCATCCTTTAGTTCTGGATAAGTCTTGATGTGCATATTTTTATTTCGGCTAACCAGTTCTCTCCACGTCTCTCTGCGCTCTTTCTTCGGAAGATACTTCGCGTACTTCATGTAGACAGTAATATCGGACAGCATTTCTCGCTCAAGATCCATTCTTTCCTCCATTTCTAAATTTCTTATATTTTTCTCTCAAAGTTTCTTCTTGCCGCTTTGCTGCGTTTTCGTTAAGCTCGTCCGCTGTCTCGCCAGTAGGAGCCAAGATGTCGATCTTGATATTAGACGTGTCCATGAAAATAGGATAAACAATGCCATCAGGACCATTTCTGTTCTTGGCAACAAAGATGCGACCTGAGTTATGGCTCTTATCTGTAATAGTGCGCGAAAGAGTGAAAATAAAATCCGCTACGAAGCACTTGTTAAACGCTTCGCTAATTGACTCCATAGTAACCACCTCGGCGTTCAACCCGCTTCGGTTGGTCTGGGAAGCTGTCCACAGCGGACATTCAAACTCTTGCGCGAGACCACGAAGGTCTTCATAAATAGTCTCCAACTCGATGCGCTTCTCTTTATAAGAAGAAATAGGAGACAAAAGATCTCCATAATCTACAATAATTAAATCTGGTTCGAATCCAGCGAAGCGCAGCTTCTCCAAATGCTGTTTTAGCTTGTTGACGTTCGCCGATTTGGTGGGATATTCTTTAACGATAAGTCGCCCTTCCAGATCTTTTACATCATCATAAATCAAATCTTTAAACTTGGTGAGATCCTGAAGCTTTACTCCCGTGATACAACTATCAAACCTTGCGGCAACCATTGTGTCCAGAAGCTCTAGCGTATAGTAAACCACATTTTTGCCAGCCTTGACCGCCTCTGCGCCAAGATGGACGAGTGCCATTGATTTACCTGCGCCGGTTGGAGCAATCACAACACCAAGCTCGCCGCGACCCAGACCGCCCTTAATAATATCATCAATAGTCTTCCAGCCTGTAGCCATAGGATTACGAGACTTCAACAGAAAGCGCTCTTCGAAGTCAAGTAGATAATCATAGCCGTGATTATTATCCAACCCAAGCTTCATCGCTCCGTCAATCACTTCTTTGATCTCGTCAAATGACGAAGTCTTAAGAAGTCCCACCGACTTCATAATCGCTTCTTTTAATTTTTGCTTCTTACAAAAATCAAGTGCCGTGGCTTTGACGTATTCCACATCCTCAACCAGTTCAGTAACTGCGATGCGTGCAAAATAATCCTTGACTTGTTTCCTCACCACCTCGGATTCTTCTTCAAGCTCGGTCTTGACGACCGATGCCATGATGTCCACAGATGGATGTTTCTCATAAGTCTTACGATACTCCGCAAGACGTGAATAAAAAAGTCGAAGATACTTCAACTCTAAAAAATAAATATCAAAAACATCTGTCATCTGATCAAAGAATGACCGATCATAAAACATACAGTGGACCAACTTTTCTTGAAAGTTCTTCCCAAACTTAGAAAAGTTCTCCATTTCGAACTCGTTCCCTTTCATTTTCCCTCCGCGTTTCCTCTATTCTACTATAGTTTTACCGCGATTGCAAGGAAATATTTCGCATCGTAGCCCACAAGAGACCAAAATTATATTCACCAAAGCCGTCTTCCAACATCATCCCCTTCACTTTTGTGAGATTGAAATCGGTACAACAGTCTTTGATACTCCAATCAATCTTTGCTTTGGTTCTGGTGGAAATAGATGGAGCATAGAGTTGCATCATTTTATAATTTTGGCTGACTCGATCTTTGTATTCCACAATGTTGTGATGGATCTTCATTTTTTTATCAGCGGTTTCGCACAGTTGAATAACCTCATTAATAAAAATGTCTCGATCATCTGCCAACTCTGGAAAGCGCGAGGCGACTGTTTTCAATCCTGCGCGGGGAACTCCCTCTAAGTTGTCTGACTTATCCCCAGTGATGGCGCGTGCCAGAGCAAAGTTGCGTGGGTGAATCTTGTATTCTTCTAAGATGGTTTTCTTTGTCACCATCTTGTCTTGAATGGGTCGATAAACAATCGTCTTGTCATCACACAGTTGAAAAAAATCTTTATCTGAGGATACAATAATCTTTTCCACATTGGAAAAACGAGAGACAATGTAGCCCACAAGGTCGTCTGCTTCTACGTTCTCTGAAATAAGTTGGGCGATTGGTAGTTCGTTCAAGTATTCAAACACTCGCCCCATTTGCCACGATCGGTTATGAACTTGTTGCTTGTCACTCATAAAAGTGTTCGGACGGTTGAAGCGCACAGGCTTGCGACCCTCCTTATAGTTTTTATTTTGTGATCTCCGCTTGAGTGAGCCGCCTTCTCCGTCCCAGACTACAACAACGAAGTCCGGTTTAAGAATGCGACACTGCTTTTGTAGAGATTTGAAAAAACCCTTGCAGCCGCCGATAGGTTCGCCGTTGGTAGAAAGAGAAGGATCAACAACGTAGTTTCTGAGAAAAGCATTGTTTCCATCGATAATCATCATCCTATTCATTTGGGTCTACTCCAATATAATCGCCTAATGTTTTAAGCAGCCATTTTTCAAAATATTTTTCGTCCCATTCTTCTAGTCGATGCATATACATAAACCAGTTTTTAAATTTTTCAGTTAGATCCACTTGCATATCCACGGAACCATCCTCATTTTCTCTATAACTTTTAACGGAGATTCCGAAATTTCTAAGACCATCTGCTTTATTCATCATCGTCGGTATCTCCATAAAAATCGGAAGCGTTGCCCGTCTGTTCATCAAACTTTTGGATAAGTTCGCGATCCATAATCCTAAAGACTTGATCTTGGAAAGCCTTGTCTTCTAGCATCTCTAGCCAATTTGAGGCTTGAAACTTCTTTTCACTTCCGTCATCAAACGTAAGAGTCCACCAAGCACCGCCTGATTTTAATTGTTCCGAACCCTTAATGGCGTCCATCCAACTTTCTTTATCCATGATGCGTGGGACTGCTTCGCCCCAAATGATTTGAAATTTACACGTTCTTCCCTCTGTTCCGAAACGGGATTTTTCTAGTTTTATTTTTACTTCTGAGCCAATACGAAAGCCTGCATCGTTTTCGATGAATGCATTTTTTGCTTTGCGCCTTGTCAACCAGATGCGAAGAGAATAGGCATAAGCAAGAGCTTTACCCCCCGGTGTGAAATAAGGAGTTGTCAAAGCCTCCGCAATATTCATTGAAATATTTGTCTTAAGTTGATTAAGAACCAAGAGGATCGAACCGCTGTTAGCAATGGGAACTGTCAGCTTAGACAAACCCTTTGACAAAATGCGTGGCTTGACTGCCATAGAACTGAGAGGGTTAAAATCTCCCTCCACATCAGAGTTGCTTGGGGTCAGAGCCAGTGAATCCCAGATGAATAACATTTTATTTTCGTTGTTCACCAAAAGGTCTTCAATCGTTTCTAAAACAAACTCTACCGATGTTGCTTGAACATAAAGCAAGTTCGACAAATCACAGCCAGCGTTTTCCAAGAAGCTCGGATCAATCGCAGACTCTGAATCAAAATAAATAACATCGTAGCCCATAGGTTGGGCGTTTGCAGCAACCTGTGCTGCCATATAAGATTTACCAGTGGCTTGTAGCCCAGCAATCTCTACAATCTTTCCTGCTGGAATACCAGCATACTTACCTCGACAAATAATAGAGTCCAACCATCGTGAGCCGGTAGGAATCCACTCCTTTACAAGCGTAGGGTTGTCATCTTGCAAATCGAAAGCGACTTCCATGCCTGCACGTTTGTTTATAAGTTTTTGCATATCTTTTAAAGAAAGCTTGCCAGCTTTCGCAACTTTTTGCTTGCGTGCCATTGTTTCTCCATGTAAAAAAGGAGGGGGGCTTGCGCCCCCCTCCAAGACCGGCTAACTAAACACCGATCGCAGCGAACGCGGCATCAACCGCAGACTTCTGGGGTGCGGACTTATCGCCCCCATACTTAACGGTATCCTGACCGCCTTCGGGCATCAGAAAAGTGTCAAGGATCTTCTGGACCTCGTCGGGACTCTTACGCTCAAAGATCTTGTAAACATCAATCTCATGACCCATCCACTCAGCACTGGTGCTATCTTCGCCAGACAGTGCAGTGGGCTTTGGTCGAGCTTGCAGGCTGTCAAACACAACCCGATCGCCAGAACCAAAGTTCTTACTAACGTAGGTAACCTTGAGGTCGAATCCCTTCTTCGGATCGGTGACATCACCGTAATCCTCGTCAAGAAT